CAAGGATAGGTTTGATACCAGCATTTTGCATGGTGTTGACCCAATCTCTGTGTCCCGCCAATGTTCCATGATCTGTCAAGGCCAGAGAGTCCATGCCTATGTCAAGTGCTCGCTTTGCATACCCAGAAGATGTACCTATTCCATCGAACAGTGAGTATTGCGAATGCAAATGAAGTGCTGAGTAGTTGGGCAACTTTTTCTCCTTGTTGTAAGTCTGCCATGTTAAATACGGCCAGCGCTGAAGTCAGTCAGCACTCGTGGGGCATTGGTATCAAACCCACAGAAGTCCATAGTACCACGGTCAGATGGATCAGCAATAGTGAACCCCGTTGAAGTCATGCCGATCACGGCTAGACGAGCAGGAATTCCCATTTGCTGGCGGTACTTAACAAGAGCCTGGTATGGATGCTTCCTACCAGCCCATGTTTCACTGTCAGTAATGACAACAAACGTATCGACCTCGACCTTGTTCTTCAAAGCCCATTCCATAGGCAGTGAGCAGTCTGTTCCACCAAAAGCAACGTTACTAGTCTTTTTCATTACAGCATCCAACGCCATGCCTGGTGAGATTCCCAAGTCAACAAACCTGCGAGAGAATCCCATTACTGCATAGTATGGCTCTGTGCGAGCAATTGTCATTGCCATCGCCGCCCCGGCTTCAGCGGGAGTAGCAGACAATCCAATTGCATTGCCCCAAGTCATGGACGCCGACACATCAAGCCCAAGCAGAGTGCGCTTGTTAGCAGGCTTGACGTACTTCCTGGCAGAGCAGTTTCCATCACTTCATAATAACCAGGCTGCCTGTTTGCAGTAATTGCGTTCAGGTAGTTGATTGGGTGTAGGCGAGATGCCTTGATGTTCTTACCATCAGCAATTACATCAGCGAACTCACGAGCGAACACCATGTCATCGAACGCTCCGATCTTGTTCAAACGCCCAACGTTACGAATGGCGTTCTGCCCACGCAACTGTCCGTTGTGGAACAGAGCCTTCCATACCTCAGGGTTGTTCAGTAGACGAGTTGGGATAGTTTCCCAAGGAAGATTCGTGTATTCTGTCAATACAGAAACTACATCTTCTACTGTCTGCGCTGTGGCAATCTTGTGATACCCCTTGAGAAGTGCAGGAGCACTATCCAGTACCTCTCCACGAAGAGCGAAGGCAGCAGTAGCAGAATCAAGACGCTTTGGGTGTGATAGGCGCAATAGATCACGATGAGTCCAGCCATTACGACTTCTGTACTTAACCAACTGGTATGCCAACTTGTCGGCATCATTGCTCTCGTACCAATCTGCTACGGCTCCACGCTTTGAGCGTCCCCATCCACCAAGATTTTCAATATACTGTGCAAACTCAAACAGGTGTGTAGAAGTACGCACAACTTTATCAAACACTGCACGAGACGCGTCCTTATCGCTACCCTCTACGAATAGCAACGCAAGAGTGAATAGTGCTGGTGAGTTGCGATACGCACGGCCCTCATCTGAGACGGACACAACAGTCTCACGAACTAGACGCTCGTTATTCTTGATTAGTTTGGAAACAAAGTTGACAGCATCTTCAGTAAGGTTCTTCTCTCCAACGTAATACGTTCCACCGTCAGTACCTAGAATCAGGAATCTCTCAAGACGCGCTTTATCATCAACGGCGAATACATATCCACCGGCGTTGTTGACTACCTGATCTGCACGAGCACGAGTTGTCTGTGCCGTTTCTTTGCGATTTACATTGCGAAGGGCTGTCATTTGTTACTCCTAGATGTTAGACAATTATATGAAGTCTACCTGGCACGACTCGAACGTGCGTTCTCGAATTCCCAAAATTCGCGGATTAGCCTACTTTCCCACAGGTAGTTGGGGTGTGTGATGGGTACTGCCCCCACTTTGCGTACTATCGCCTAGGGTCACAACCTAGTGCCATGCTTTTTGGCGTCACACACCATAATGCGAGTATGTTATTGAGTTCGAATAAGCCTGTGACCACCACGTTGTAGGAATCGAACCCACCTAGCCTCATTAGCAGTGAGATAACCGAACATCATCCGACTCGCAAGTATTTAGTTAGATGCGGATTAGTTGGTGCTCTCGTTAGCCTACATAATAGTGTAGGTTGGGCGACCATTGCCCGTCCATGCCAGTTTGCATAGTTTAGAATCGAACTAAAGATAAACGATTGCATTCGACCCGCATTTTATTTAGTTATCGTGGGTATGTTGTGAACCTCGTGTTTATTTGTTTTCACCATTTGAAAGATAAACGAGGCTCTCCGACCCACTAGAGCCGCATGTAAGAATCGAACTCACAAATTTTCTTTACAAGAGAAAGGTTATACCATTTAACTAATGCGGCATGTATTTAATTATTACGTGGAATCGGAGGGTACTGCCCCCTCTAGGATTGATTGCAAATCATTCCGCTGCACTTGCAGCGACCCCAATGTACTACACGTTAGAGTGTAGCACACCAGTGTTGAGTTGTCAAGTGGAGAGCGATGCGAGATTTGCACTCGCGTAAGAAGGGTTGCAGCCAACTGCCTAACTACTCGGCCAATCGCTCTCCACCATCATATCACCAAGGAGCGTTTGTGTCAACTTCTGGGGCTGACTTCACTGCCAGGTAGTATTCTTCCTGCTCGGAATACGGAACAGTGCGAGGTACTGATTCAAGGCTAGGAGCATCATACTTGCTCCAATCGAACGGTACCGCGTCTGGTGAGGTGGGTAGTAGAGTCCATGTGGTATCAGTTCCAGTACCCGTGCGCTTTAGCCGCCAGGTAAGATTACTGACACTACCAGTTTCTACTGCGTACTCACGAATGGTCTCAAAGACTGCATTGCGTCGTACTCCCATGTGCCACACTGCAAGATATGGCTCCTTGACTCCATCATCAACAAGAACGTTGATGTAGAATCGCATCTTGGCATACCATCCCTCTTTGCCGCGCTCGTTCATTTCACAGCCAACACAGCGACCTTCCGTATCCATTGTGCATACTGCCTTGCGGCGGAAATCGTTTGGGTTGGAGTGCTCTTCTACAACAAACGCCAGACCTCGCGTACTGTCATAACTTGGGGATGATTCATCCAGTTCATTGACGAACCGAATCTTGACTGATTGCCCATCTTCAACTTTGAGCCAGTTGAACTTGGACTGCTTTGGCTTGTTGGCTTCATCAACCATGTTGCCAATATCTTTTAGACCTGTAATAAATCCCATCATTTCTCCTTTGTGTGATCCGCTGTTTTCGATGCGGTGTTGAGTCAATTATACCATATGCAGACCATGAGAATCAAATGCCGCGAGCACTTGGCTTCTCATATCTGCCGGTGTTGCAAACGTGCCTCTGCATAGTTCAGATGCTACATCGTTAATGACTTGCGAGTCTCTGATTCCGTATGCAGCAGCATAAGACAGCACTACTGCCCAAACAGCCTCATTCACAATATACCGGCCAAGATGTCGGTAGTAAGCAACTCTTTGATTTGATCATCCGTCAAGTCTCCAATGTCGTTATAGCCTTCTGGTACTACTCGTAGTATAGCACCCTTATCCATGAGTACGGAAGCCATCTTCTTACCAGCCTCGTCTCTGTCAGGTGATACATATACTGTTGGAAAGTATCTAAACAATAACTCTATCTGCTCCTTCGTTACCCCCGATCCTAGCGTAGATACTGCCGGAATCCCTAATTGGTGGCATCGTATCACATCGAATGCGCTCTCAAGTACAAAGACGTGCTGTGACATGCGTACCCTGTGTAGATTGAAAACTATCTTTCTCTTTGGTAGGTCTGGGGTGTTGTTGAATGACTTGCCTTCAATTGATCTACCCTGGAATCCTACCAGCAATCCGGCATCTGTGTGCATGGGAATTGTTACCATGTTGCGCACTGCTGAATACCCTATCTCAAAAGTATGCACATCATAAATTCCGCGACCGTTGAGGTATGGTATGGCATGTTTAACATCTGCATGAAGCCTATCAACATCACCTTGAGGGTACTCAACGAATTCATCTTTAGGCTCCATTCTCTCAACAATGTCTGATACGTCTGCTAGTGTTCCCCCGATGAGACGGGCTGCCTGAAAGTATGTTTTATTAGTTACCTTTGATATCAATTGAATCAATGACGTAGCGGTATTGCATGCGAAGCAATAGAACACTCCGGTTTCCTTGGACACCTCTCCTGCGGGAGTCCTGAAGTTATTGTGGTACGGACAGAATATAATGAAATCCGAAGGTACCTCGGCAACGATATCTATTCCTGCGGCTGCAAGTGCGGCTTTGACTGTTGCTTCATCATATACGGTTTGATTCCATCCAGATAGTTTATGCATTGTGCCCTCTTCTTTCCTACGTAAACTCCATACACACTGAGGTCGAAGTCGTATCCTTTGCCATTGTACATGATGGTGAAGTCGGGTGCAATGTCTATCCTGGCAACGTACCCGCGCTCTCTCATGGCTAGCACAAGTGTGCGAATGTACTCGTCTTTGAGACGCGGGATGATGCTATCTGTATAGATTTCCCCTGATACACTAAACCTCTTAATAGTTTTATGATGAACCATATCTCAATTATACTACTATAACCTTTCAATACTATCCCCCTTACTCCTACGGAGCCGCCTGCGGCGGTAGATAACCAAAGAAAGTTGAGAACTATTACCCCCACATTATTTAGTTTAGTTAGTATTACACTAACCACTGGATAAAGACAGTAATTCAATTTGCTTGGTTTTGAACAACAGTGAGTCATTAGGACTTTTAAACCGTCTAGAGGTCGCTCACATCATTTGATGCTTAGAGTCAGTGACTACTTACAACTCGGTTATCCACCACGCAGACATATTTAGAAAGCGCTCTCTGCCAACGGAAGCGCTAGTGAATCATATCACATATCGTCTGGGAACCCCTTGTACTTGAATACTCCCTTGTCGAAGTCTACTTCTAGGAGAAAGTCTGGCAACATACCCTCGCGGTTTTTGCGGCCAACCACCTCCATCGCATTACTATTCAAATCTCTACCAAGTGATAGCAACCAGTCGGCATCATAGGCTATTTGGCGACTCCATGCAGTCTGACCCAGCGTGGGTGCAGAACTTAAGTCTGCCGCATCCGTTGGAGTAGCACTGCTAATGGCGATAATCGGAACCCTCTCACTCATTGCCAGCAACTTCAGTTCCCGGCTTAAGTTCTTCATCCTTACCACTTCACTGTCCGCTTTGGAATTGGGAGACATTAGTTGCATGTAGTCTGCTACCACAATGTCTGGCTGGTACTGATCAATCTTAGACCTGATGACCTCTGGGGTCACCTCACCACCAAGACTATCGGTACTAATAATGTGAAACGGCTGCTTACCACTGAAGGTATTGGAGTGCCAGCGTTCAAACTCTTCAATGTCCACTTCACCCTTGGCCAACTTACGTAAACTCCATCGCGTTTTTCCAAGGATTGCATACAGCCTATTTCGCACTTCAGATTCAGTCATTTCCAATGAAATTATCATTGGTGTGAACCCCTGAAGCCAAGCCTGGGCAATCACATACAGTGAGAGCATTGACTTGCCAACACTGGGAAAGGCAAGCACAACACCTAGTTGACCGCCTCTAATACCTGCTGGAAAGCACATATCCAAGCCTTGAATGCCGGTGCGTACCCCGTGAGATTTAAGGTTGTTATCAATCATGTTTTGAACGTGAGCGACCGCAGACTCGGTATCTGTGGCGTCGGTGTCCTTAACAACTGAAACTTCTTTGTTCAATTCACGTAATGAATTGAATACATCGCGCATTGCCTTATGTGGCAGTCCGTCCTGAACGTCTGTAGCAGCGTTCCTAATGATAGTGCGCAGTTCTCTATCAAGATGCTCAGTGCGAAGTTCGTTGAGGTGATGTTTGGTTGATCCAACAACTTTTTCAGGAACAAAGTCTGGAAATCTGTCACTAACTAATGTCAACGGTGGTACAGAACTATTTTCTGCATAGTAGTCTTTGATGAAATTCCATATATCAGCATGAGTAGGGAATAGCACCTCCACGTCACCTTGCAGCATATGGTGAATCTGCTTATCTGTTAGTAAAGCGGTAATTACCTTACCTTCACTCACTTGCCCACTCCTTTAGTCTCTGCCTGTTGAGTCTTCTGTTCTCGGCATCTTCAGCGGCACGCTCCATTGCAGCCTTGTACTCATCAAACTTGTACAATAGAGTCTGCCATGAGCCGTCATTGGTTACTGAGAAATAGTAGTCGATCACGTCTTTGATAAGTTTGTAACTATATGACTCAAGTAGGTTGTCTGCATCCCACTGGTGCCTTGCTTTATTACCAAGGCTACCATGTTTTTCAAAGTGAGTGAGCACCGCATATCGCATCTTACGTTCCGCCATAGTCCACCTTCGTCGTCGTCCAGCCTCTCTTGTGCGCCCATCGTACTGCATGATAGGCTTCAGCCATGCTTAATATACCATACCCTCGCTTCAATGAAAATAGCATAGGGCTGCGGTGCCTGATTTTTACCTGTAACATTCCGTTATCCGTATGGGCAAAGACCATACACCACACTACTCAAATGTCTCCTTGGCTTCCTTGACCTTCTTCTCTAGTTCTTTTTCAGCAAAGCGATACACTCGCTCGGATGCCTGCTGAACGTTCTCGTTCTCGCGGGTACTGTCCTTCACACTCACGTCGAGTCTGAGTGACTGAAAGTTGCCTAGGTTGGCCGTGTACCCGATACTCCATTGAACCTCTGTTGACACATCTTCTCCTTAGTTAGTTGCGTCCCAAACGGGTATAAACCTGCCGTCATGGGTCTTGGTGTACATCAGCATACCACGTCCCATTCGCCTTGTCAACTCCTGGGCAGTGGGCAGGAAGGATGCTTGAATGAAGGTGCCATCGCTGCGTTTACGCTGCCCCTCTGCAATGATATCCCGCATCTCAAAGATATCTTCGTCCGAATACCACCCCCGTTGGCCTTTTCCCCACTTCTTATCCGGTGTGGAGTATGTGGCCTCCTTGAGTGTACCTAACCATACCATTCTGCGAAATGTGCTGATGTGACGATTGAGTAGGTCTGCTGCCTGAGTGACCGTATAAGCAGGCTTACGTCTCTTCGCCATATCTTCAATGAATACAGTGTAGATTTCCTTGTCGTGAAGGTTTCTCACGTAGACCATCCCATTCGGTCGGTCTTTTCTCCATATGGAATACAGGCTGTCATCAAGGAAGAATCTACCGCTTGACGGTGGAACCACTGGTAGCGCATTATAAATTTCAAGGTCAGTCATCGTTCGTTGACCATAAGCGGTCATTTTGGTTTACCTCCCAAATCTGTGCGTGCTTACTTATCAGTGTATCATCAACTTCATCTTTCTTGTCCTCGTTGCATAGCAGGTGTGCCGGGGCAACGTTATCCCAGGTGTGAGTACCCCCTCTACTCAGTGGAATTACATGTTCTAAAGTAGCACTAAGTGGGTCTGGCCACCGTAAGTCAGGGTCTATATAGTCATCACATATGATGCATTTCCAATCATAGAACACGTACACGTCATACTTGTCGATCAAGTCCCCGCCTTTAATGTACTGCGCTCTCCTAGGATTAATCTGTTTGTGCAGACCACCTGGCAAAATATCGGCAGCATCGCCTATATCAGCCCGTCTACATTCAAAACTACAGTACTTGCCATATCCAAAGCATCGTGGTCTGGTAACTTCTACTTTGCACACCATGCATGAATACGTAACTGATTTGGCTGGGCATTTACTACCGCAACTACGCTTTTTGCTGTACTTAGCAGCCATAAATGGCATTCCGCAGTCTACACAGTTTCTCTTACTAATACTGAGCATGCATTTGCGCGAGCAGTACTTCCTACCGCGCTTGTCCTGCGATGGAAAAACAAAGAAGTGCCGCTGACAACCCACGCATACTTTGCAAATCTTACCGTCTTTTTTAGATGGCTTCAGTTTGTCTCTTGGCTTCATGAACCTATGAGCGTGCCATTTGACTGAATATTAGTAGTTGCTGTTCCGGTACTGTTGCTTGGAATGCCAATCGCTACCACTGACACAGCCGCTTGCTGATTAGCAGCAAACGTATCATGAACGTGAATGTACCCCGAAACATTTGCCGGGGTGATGCTAGTAATAACAGCAGATAGCGGTGGCTTCTTAGCACTAGCATTGATCATAATGGGAGTAGCCGTGACTACCGGTTCTGAAGCAAAGTTAGTGAGCGATACAGTAAAAGTAAGTTTGTCTCCTGCCTGTGGGACTTGTCCACCACCAGTATTGCCAGCCAAGACGGTTTCAGCCTGAATGCGTGCATCTGCTGTACGTACCGTAGTCGCTGATGACGTTCTTTGGAATACTGGGTTCTTTACCGTTGTCCTCTTGTACTGGGAACTGTTTGAGTCGGCAACCAACCTTTCCACTGTTGTTACCAAATCGTTAATGAATGCCACGTCGAGCGGGGCACCCTTGTTAAGTGTTTGTGTCATTACATATCACCTCTCTGAATAAACCATCTTCTGGGAGCAAATAGGGCAACGTCTGCAAAAGTATTTCGCTGTCGCTTAAAAGTGTCCCATGTGTTGTTGATTGATGCACCGTAATAAGGGTTCCAAGGAAGGTACCCCCGTGCATTTGCGTCAAGTATGTTGCCAGCATCATCATGAGACACATACGATTCGCCAACCTTGTAATTGCCAACGGCAGAACACCATGACGGTGCCGTGATACCGGAGAACTGTGTCTGCTGGTTAGTTGTCCCTATCCATCGGTAGTTGTACTTGTTGGGAGCCGAAGTTGTATTAGCAGACACTAGCATTTGAAACCATATCTGCTCGGGAACAGCATTTGGATTCGATCCAAGTGATGCAACAAAGGCATTCCATGTACTAGTAGGAAGAGGAATAGCGATGCTAAATGACGTTCCAACGTGATTGCCCATAAATTGCCATTCGCCAGGATCATACGTTTCGACTTGCCACCTACTACAGGGGGACTCTCTGTCACAAATAGTTGTGGTATATCCGTTAGCAACATTACCGCTGAATGTCCAGCCCTTGAAGGCCTCCTTGCGCATCCATCTAAACCATACCGACACACCAGTAATGGGAGCGTTAACTACCACATTTTCGTCAAGTGTGATACCCATTGTTTCAACATGCTTGATGTACTTTGTTTGACCAGAATCAAAGAACTTGTTGGCTTCGTGGATGATCTTTGAATATGACTTCTGATTGTACAATAAACTTTGGTTGTGAGTTGCCCAAGGTGCTACTTCACTGGATAGTTCTGCTTGATAGTCAACCAGATTTACAACGCTCCATGCCCCCCGGCTTCCACCAGCAGTAGCCATACGCGCCCTCATAAGATATGGGTTTCCGCCAGGAATAATGGAATCATCGGTGAAGTCAGGGTTAGTAGCATTCTGAGGCTGAGTAGGAACAAGGCTCGGATCAAATATCTTCTTAGTCAACTTGCACCTCAAAGACAATGACTGTTGGGTTGTTATTGCGTGTCTGAATACCACGAGTTTCATAGTTGTATGCTACGTCATAGGCAACCAGCCCATACCCTGGGTTCACTTCGTCTGTGTTAATGAAACTCAGGGCATCGAGACCAAGGTAGTAACCTGCCCCGGCAGCAGCCCTCACCTCAAGGCTAGATACATTAGACCACAGGAATCCCGTGTCGTAAGTAATCGTTGAGCGCTCGGTAGCAGGCTCATTGAGTTTTGTGTACTGAGTGAAGTAAGCATTGCCCTTGGACGTTGCTTGCAAGTCAATTGAATTAACTATCAGGGACTTTACCCCAGCATCGGCATTCAGTGTGAGCCTGCCGGTATTACCAGATGTATAGTAGAAGTCTGCCGGGTATTTCAGTGCTGCTCCGCTGATCTGGTCTCCATTGCGCAACTCTGCTAGCGGAATTGTAGAGATACTGGTAACTTCAGAACCGGGACCATCAAAAGTTGCAGATTGTGGTTTGTGCAGAATGTGCCATTTTGCTCTCTTATTGTCTGATGTAACAAAAGTAACAGCAAATCTGATGTCAGTTGGTGCAGTTACGCTACCCCCATCAATAATGCTCACAAAGTACGACAATGCAATGTGATCGTCTGGTGATGCGGTATCGAATGGCAAGCCTTTCAGTGGGAGCGTTACCTTGGAGCCAGACTCAGTAAATGGGGTGGTGGCCCCAGTGAGAGTGCTAAAGTCTCCCTTGAGTAAAATACCATTGCGTCCGTATCTAAAACCCTCCTTGCGTACCCTGCGGTACCCACGAATAGTCCACAACGCATCATCGTAAGGATTAAACATGGCCTTTAATGTAACTGCGTCTTGACTAGCAAAGTCTGATGCTGATGCATCGATAGTCTCAACGTCTGATAGCGCTGTCGATCCAACACTCCATTGTTCAGGATGATCAAAGGCAGCGATTAGCGAATTAGGTGGTCTGTTGGAGGCAGCGTTATCACCGTGTGTCCAAATGCCAACCTCTGTAAACTCACACGTTAGTGACGACGGCAACTCTGCAACGCACTTAATAGTTCCGTTATTCGTTGGTAGTGCAGATAGTACTGGTACCCTTGCCACCTCTTGCTTGAGACTGCGCAGTGGCTGTGACTGATGTGCCCCGATATCTGTGCTATCAAATGTTACATTGGGTACGGGTCTAGCACCAATGCCAACACCAATGTAATCAAGGCAGGCGTCTGTCAGCCCTCCAAGTTTGCGTGCGACGAGGTTTTTCCCATGATCAGTAAACATTAAACTACTTCCAGCACCTCTCCTTGAGAAGTGTTGAACGGCACTACGTCTCCTGAAATGGCGACTTGAATCTCTACATCAAACTCAGATGGAGTATAGCCCAACTCGTACCCTCGGTTAATCTCACCATCAATGTAGTTGGTCGTGCTCAAAGCGCTCGTTCCATTAGCAGTAAGTAGTGAGTTTTCCTGCCCAATAAGACTATTGGCTCGGTATGATAGCATACGGTTCTGTGATGATACCGGAGAGTATGCGACTTGCATATTCTCAAAACTATCGTAACGCAGCAACTTTGACAACTCAACCGCCCCGATATCTTGGAGGATAAGGTCAGCCATTGTATCTACGTCAATGTCTGTTAGACCCTCTACCACAAGGGCTGGATCGGCATTGACTGCTGGGCTAGCATTACCCGCCACCCTCCACGGAGTAGTAGTAATGGGAGTAGAGTAAATTGCCGTCATACTAATTCCACCAAATAGGCTTTGTGATCAAGGCCATCGGGTTGCTTGTCATATTCTATATTATACACTACGAAGCGCTTTCCCGCTGCGAAGTCTACTCCGTTGCTGTCTGTGTAGTCTAGTTTCACCACGTCTCCTAGTTGGATAATTGGATATGGGAACAGATTGACTCCAATCAGCATGCGAGGCTGCGTCAACTCCTTGGATAGCCACCCCATCAAATCGAGGGCATCGTCTTGTCTTTGAATATACTCTGTTTGTAGATTGAACTCTTGCTTACCACGCTTACCACGGTCAATACGAACGTCTCTGAATTCATCAATGGCGAGGCTGGGATCGCGCAGCAGATTCATTGTCGAGGTAAACACGTCACTAGAACTGCCCACCTCATTGTAATAGTCGTCCATCGTCAGTGATCGTTGGTTGGTTTGTGTAAAGGCGACACCTTGAATACGCAAGTAGTTGCCAGAGGTCTCATCAAGGTTAAGCGCCTTGTCTGTAGCATTGAATACCAGGAACTCTGCGCCATATGCATCATGAGTAAATCCTGAAACGAAGTACCCTTGAATTTGATTGAACGTAGGAGATATACGCGCCCTCATGGCAGGGAATGACTTATCGAACTTCACGTTGAAGTATGCACACTCACGCATAATGGTGCCGAATTCATCATAGAACATCTGTGCGCTAGGAGGGGTAGAGGTACCAATTCCATCCAAATACGCTTTTTGAACAATGCCATTGAGTGCATACTTAGTCATTGCTTCAAATGTGTTGATATCTGCATCTCCAAAAGCAGACGGAACGCTATCAGCAATCAATGCACTCGATGATGTATTACCTCTGATGGCGTATGTGTTCTCAAACATTACCTTTGATGTACCCCGGCAGAACAGCCCATATGTATTGGAGTCGGGCAGCGGGTCTTTGTCATCAACAAATCCGATCTGCTGCCCGTTGAGGTATAGGAAGAATCGTGTGGCGAATCCCATCTTCTTTGATTCAATGGCTAGGTCGTATACGCTAGGGATTTCTTCACCAGACTGTCTACCAAGCCCTACGAATTCTCCGATGTCAACAACGATGTTTGCCCTGCCTCCCCAAATCTTCATGGGTATGCTTTGAGCGTTTGGGTCTGTTGTATTTGGAGCGCAATTCTTATAGAACACAATGTTGTGTGCATCCTTATTGCTAGTAGTATCTTTAATAGTAGTGTTGCTAAGGGCGATTACCTCCAAGAAATACCCCGTGTTGGTCTGTGGATTGAAATGGCTCACCACCCCACCTGAGCCGCCAGTAAGCACGTCTCCTGCTCCTGTGGCATCAGAGTAATACGTCATTTCTCCGGTGGGACTTTGGTTGACATCACTTGCCGCCTTAATCTCTCCAATAACCCTCATACGAGCACCAATATGTCCAGCGGGTACGTTGAGTGTTTTAGTGACTACAGTGAGGTGGTCAACATCATTAGTATGCTTGAATCCATTAAGCACCAATGCAGACGACTGCAAAGTACCGGCCCGTGCGGTCTTGAACGTTTTAAGTTCTGACTCTGAGTACTGCACGTTTCTAAAGTGGTTCTTGATAATGCCGTTTACAGTGGTGCTTGCATTCATGAACTGCAACGCCTTACCGCTTGCCGCATGGTATAGCGTTGAGGGCAATGCAACTTCTTGAAACAGATACTTAGATGCTTGATCAATCACTACTCTATTGCTGAGGTTGGACCAACTATCATCAATGCCTGCCGTGTGAGACGTGATAGGAGTTTGGAACTGCCCTCGCCCGTGCTTGCGAATACCAACAATGGTGCCGTTTGAAATTTCAGGCTCTACAAAGATACGCACCCTACCAGTAGGAAATATCTTTCCGTTGAATGGAACATCTGCCAAATACTTTTGGTATTCAGCATTGTTTGATATCCATGCATTGCCAAGTCCCTGCACTGAATACTCCACCGCATCGAACTTGATTACTTCTCCATTGGAATAGAAGTACCCGTTGTTGCGGGGCAGCCAGTATACTGACTCGCCTATATCTATGGTATTGTTTATGACTTTATTGTTAGACACATATGGTGGTTGATCATTCAAAGTGGTATTCAATGCACATGCTCCTAAAGAGAATGCGCTTTGCGTCTGCCCCATTTCAGTACCCCGCGTCAGTTCGGAGCCTGATGCCTCCCACAGCAATACCGGCTTGTAGATATACGTTTGATCCTCATTGACGAAGTTTACCTGCTGCAAAGAGCCAACGGAACGCTGAATATAGCGCTCGTTGTAGTCAATCTTGCCATCATTGTATCGCTTCTTTTCAGAGGAAGCAATGTTAGCAATATGTGGAGTACTTGAGTTTCCGCTAAGTACTGCATCTACTGCTCTATTCTTAGACATGAAGTACTCTTTGGACATGATAACAAGATTGTTGTATTCATCAAAGAACATCGCTGATTGGGATGCCCTCGCCAAGTCCTGCAATGCTTCGGCTACCGTTTTCTCATCGCTAACATAGAAGTACGGAATAGTAAACAGTTCATTGCCTTCTCTCTTGAATACATAGTTAGAGAACCCAATAGAGTCCAGTAGTGTTGCAATGGCGACATTGATTGACACGTCTCTCATGAACAGCGACGGTGCCTTACCCTTTTCAAGGAGCCAGAACCCATCGCGTAATTCAAAACTCATGTTTGGAGGATCGTCCATTTTTGGTGGGATACCCTCTGAGTACATAGTTCTAATAGGAATTGTGTACGTGTTATCTGCATGCACTTGCTCATAGAACAAGAACTTGATATTCAGTTCGTTGAGGTTGGCAAACAGCCCCTTCTTAAAAACGCTTTCAGTATCTACCAACTTGATGTCTCCGGTACCAGGAAGCAAAAACCCTACTGGCAAGTCGGTATCAGACATAGACGATACTGCTGCTTTCGATGAGTACGATTCCGTCATATTGGTCACGTCGGCAATCAAACGCGGAGATATCTCAATCAAATCAAAGGTGGCGTCTGGCACGTTCATGGCAGTGACTACTAGGCGCACACCCTGAATGTCGTCCACATCTCTGTATTTCGGTCCCATACCAGAGTTGAATACGTCTAGGTTGGCAATGTCATCAATGGGTAGCGGAGTCTTTTCATCTTCTACAAGGTGCCAGTCATAGATTGCCGGGGCGATATTCCAGTCTCCATTATACGTATACACAAACCCCTGAGAACTACCATCTGCTACAAGGTATGCGTCGTACATAAAAGGGGCATCGGGTAACTTAGTGGCAGACGACACCCTGCCTTGGTAATTGTAGTTATTGGGGATTCTCAATCCATAGGCTAGTTCAACGTGACCGTCTGGGCCAATGATTGGGCTACCATCGCTTCTCGTAGTAGTAGGAGTAACAATGAATGCATCGACCCACATGTTGCTTTTGAGTACCTGAACGGTCCACATAGACGGCGTTTGCTGATTGTCATATCCATAAGCAGGATCACCTATATTCACTCCATTAACAATCACATCTGGAACTTGGCGGCTGGCCGTGTGCGTTTGCATCTTAATAGTAATGCGATTGGCATGCATTTTCTCTTTGTAGACTACGAAAGGGCAAGCGTCATCAATGTAATTGAGCAGTCCCGGTCGAGATATGCCTACGTTCATTGTTCCAGGTGCCCCGCCAGGATAGCGAGCAGCAACATTCGGTTCATTTGCTGGGCTGATAGTTCTAAACGAAGTCCAGTACTTGAATTTGTCAAACTTGCTACCAGGGTAATAGCGAGGTCTACCATCTACGTAGTTGTTGGCTGGCAGCCAGCGTCTACCAGGAATCATCAAAATCTTGTTAATGCCGCTGCGCGGTCTATTGGGAGTGAAGCAATCATCAAGAGAGTACAGTGCCTTCATCTTTTCATCAGGGGTAGTAAAGATCGTTGGGTCGTCATTTACTACTTCCCCCTCAACTACAATGTCTGCTGTTGTAGCATTTGTATATTCCCCGGCTGCATCTGAGGGATCATACATGGCGATTGGGTCACGAGATATACCATTAGATTGCGGCCTGTGTCGATAATTACCCACTTTGTCAATGTTGGACGGGTCGTTGAGATTCCATTCCATGTGAACAATAGACCCCCCGTGAATGACTGAGGTAGTGTCTAGGTGATCCTTAAGGTTTTGATTACTCCACATTACGCTTCCTCTAGTGACAAATCAATATCCCAGAAGTCCATGTTGGAGCCACCACGCTTAACAATGTCGTATGAGAAGTCGTCAATGAACACTTCAACTACCTCGTTGTATTCGCTGAGGCGATCCCAGGGATTGGGCTTATTGATGAACTTAGGATATCTGTCGTATGCTAGGAATACCCAGAACGAGCCCTTGTGACCCCTGTACCACTCTAACAATTCATTACCACCAGCGCCACCGTCTACTGTGAACTTATCTGAGTAGTTGGCCATATTAATACCATTTTGCAATTGAGAATTTGCTGGCCAACCACGGGAGGGCAGTTCGTTCCATGACGTGCTAATCTTCAGTTTATCTGCTACCCAATAAGAGCGCATCCGTCCGTTGATCATTCGCTTGCGCGTAGCAATGCGTTCTGGGGAAATCTTGATAGTGCTTCTGTTATGATCTGATAACACAATGAAATCTATAAACTCTTCACCCTCGGGGGCCCAACCGGCAGCGGTTTCAATACCTGGATTGTCAGATAGCACCATAGCCTGTGGGCGCTTGTATACTTTGCGATTGATAATGTATTGCTCGGGGGTGATTGTCATTAAAACCTTCCTCCCCTTATTGTAGCAGAGTCAAGCCTTTGTAGTCTACGGACTGCAACATCAGATATCTCCTTAGCAGTAAGATTAGAACCATTGATATTAAATACCACAGTTCCAATCTCTGCACCCTGACGAGACTTCTCGGACTTAAAGGTGCCGTGGTTAATTGCACTAAGCATTGGTCCGAACTTTGCGGCTTGCGCTTTGCGAACAACATACTCGCCAGGAGTAGCCATAATTGGCACACTGTCACTATTGCCAATGCCAGGAATCCAGCCACCATAGGCTCGCCCTTTCTTTTTGTTCGACTTGTTGGATTTGTTTGGCTTGCTGAATTTGCTGCCGCCACCAGTGGCCGGTGCAATTGTCGGCGCAACTGCTGGCGCAACTGCTGGCGCAACTGCTGGCGCAACTGCTGGTGCGATATCGGCCGGTATGGCTGCTGCGGCAACTACCATTGCTTGCAGAGTAGCCAATGATGCTTGTAGCAGTACATTTTGATCTACTAGCACCTGATTTGCGTCAGCAATATATGTACTAGTTGCAATAATTGCATCGTTTTCCGTTTGAATCTGCCCAATGATAGGAGCGCGAGCGAGGTTTTCTTCAGCAACAATCAGCGCTATTTGATTCTGAATGTCGCGGTTTGCATTAGCAGCGGCATTGATTTCGTCTTGGAGTTGCTTTGTGCGTGCCTTTTGCTGATTCTCCATTTGCGACTGCATCTGCCCACGAGCAAACGCTGCCATATCGGTACGCTGTTGTTGGGCTGCGGCGGCGGCTCCTGCAATATCACCTGTGCTAAGCGCAGTTGCAACTGACAGCCTCCCTCTTTCAAGGTTGGCAATGGCCTGCTGATGCTGTTCAATTTGACTAATGTATTCAGCCTGGTCTTCGTATTGCTTGTTAATGTCGTCTAGTTGGGCTTGCTTAATGGCGTTATTAGCCTCATCTAGGGCCATTTTAGCCTCAATTTCTGATTGTGACTTACCCCCGCCGACTTCACGCGACACCCTCAAGCGAGCAGCAGACTCTGCCTGGGACTGGTAGTTAGACATCATCTGCTCATTATTTGAAATGCGCTGAGCAGTTTTATCAACCGCAGACATACCCAACACTTCCATAGCCTGCTTTGCCTTAATAGCGGCCTCACCTAGTTGAGATAGATTGCTTGGAAGGTCTCCATCCTGAATTTGCTGGGCAAGGTCTTCCATCGACATGCCCAAGGCATCTGCATATTTTGATAGCGTAGCATAATCCACACCAGATGCAGCAGAAACGTCTTGTATTGCCCCGCCTGCTGCATAACGGTAACTTTGCGACAACTCCTTTTTACGCTCTTCATCCTCTTTAAACTTGGCTTGTGCTTCTTTGGCGTCCGCTAAGTTCTTTTCAAGTTTTGCGGACTTAGTGAGGCGCTTGAGCATTGCTGCACGCTGCTTTTTGCCCATACGACCATACATCTGAGTCTGCTCTTCAGACATACCTTCAATAGCAGTAGCCGCTGGGCTATCCTTACCGTACTCACCACTTTGCTTAAGTAGCGTTGCTTTCATAGCAGATGACTTATTGGCTTGCTTTTGAGCCTGTATCTCATCTCGCTGTGCTAGTAGTTGTTCTGCACGATACTGCTTGGCGAGTTGCTTAGCGCCTACGTCTTTCTTACCGGCAAACATCTTCTTGATTTGGCGTGGGCTATAGTTGTCCATGATCCAACGACCGAACTCATAATTAAGGTTTTTAAACTTCTTTGACAGTACCGCCTTTCCGGCACTTATGATTTTGCCCATTTTGTTAAACTCTTGAATGAAGTTGCTGGCCTCATACATAATATTGCGCCACTCATTGTTAAAAGCGACCTGACGACCCTTCCCATCATTTTCTTTCGGTGGCAGTGGAGCCTTTTTAATCGGAGTGCCAGCGGCATAACCGGGAGGCTTTTGCAATATGCCACTATTGACAGCCCCCATAAAATTAGTTCCGTACTTCTTGACAGAACTTGCCTTGATAACAAACTCTCCATTGGAAAGGCGAGCGTTTATCTTATCGTCTGTTGGTCCACCAGGCCCAGTGACTTTACCTGCCCCCTTGTGAACCCTGCCCCCAGCAGCAAACCCGGCGAACAGCCCACCGGAAGCGGATTCCTTGACCGTGCGTTCGTGATTGATAAGATAAGTATGTGACGTTGTTCCATTAACACTGTTCAAGTAGGCGATGGCAGACGAAACAATGGGCGTTGAGTTGTCGATACCGGACAACGTTACTGTTGGCGATTGTGCTGCAAAGTCTTCCACACTTCCAGCAGCATCGTCTGCAACGGGCGATGCGTTATCGTTAGCATTTAAGTTGACTGGGCCAACGTTAGCGACGGTCATAATTGTGTCTGCTAGACCCTGAACATCACTTTCAGTCTCCCCAGCGTTAGTTGACGTGTTGACATTGACGTCTCGATCTGCATCTTGCGAGGTGGCGATGAGTTTCTTTAGGTTTTTGATAACCTTGGCGGCGTTGTCATTTGCATCAATCTTAATCTTCTTACCAGTTGCCTGCTCTGCCGCTCGCGTCAAGTCTTTAATTCTCTTCTTAGCAGCATCGGTGCTAGCACTAACCGTAACCTTCTTATCCTTTACGTCCTTCATAGGGTCTTCGCCCTTTTCGACCTTAGTCTTTACGGTAATCTTACGCACCTGCTTGTCGCTAGCACCAAGAGCCTTGGCCGCTGCTATCGTTTCTTTATTGCTAAGGCCTGCATCCTTGGCGACACTTCTGAACTTACCACCGAAATTGGTCAGCGCTTGCTGAGCCTGGTTGCCAGTCAGTTGTCCCATTGCCGTAGAAAAAGACTGCAATTTGTCAATAGGGAGCGCCCTGGTTGTCTCCACAATACCAGCCAATGGACCGCGCTGATTCTGATTGGTCATCATATTCATGGCACCAAATGAATTCAGAGCACCACTTTGCAACTTAGAGATAATGTCGAATTGCGAGCCAGCGTTGAGTTTGGAGTTGCGAACCATATCTGCAACCATCATGCCCTGAGCATCCCCGGCATCTTTAATCATTGTTGTCAGCGAGTCAAGAACGGAACCCTTTTGAGCATCGCTTGCGCTATCAAACATCGCCTGCATGCTTTGTGCAGTAGAATTAAGGCTTGTTCCTAGTTGATTAATGCCATTCTTGGTTTCTGGGATTGCCTTGTTGAGGTACTGAAGTCTCTGCTGCTCATCTTCTGAAAGAACGCCATCGCCCTTCTTCTCTTGCAGTGCGGAGCGCTCATCAATCAGGCCATTCAACTGCGCTTCTAGTGCTAGTCTATTTTGCAATCCGCTTTGAATTTGGCTATTCCATACAGACGCCACTTCGCCACCGATGCGCTGTGCAACCCCACGCATTTCGACACCGCGCATCGCTTGAGAAGCGCCCATCGTGGCCATTGGACCGCCCATACCAAGTGTTGACCCGGCGAGGGCCATGCGTTGATACCACGGCATATCAGTCATTGGGTTCTTCTGAGCCTGCGCCTCTTGACTTTGTTTCAATATGGAAATGGCAGTGTTGGCGTTATCTGCCTGCTTAGCATAAACATCATTTGCCAATTGAGCAGGAGTCTTGTCAAGTTTAGCGCCCATCAGACCTTTTGTATAGCGTTCAATTTGACTTCCCATCGCTGGGCTTTCTTGCTTCAGCGCTGCCAGATACGCTCTTACATCGGAGGTTCCCATGACCCCGTTGATAACATAACTTGCCAACTTAGAAGCAAGAGACGTTCCAGCAACAGATTGATTGACTTTCATTGCCGTTGACGTGTAGTCTGACAACAGTTTCTTGCCAACGTCAGACTGCATAAACTGAGTTGCGGCGTCTAAAGACTCCTTTTTAACTCCCTGCTCCTGGCGAATTTGCTTCTGTACAAAACCCTCACGGCCAAACGCAGTGCCTACTTCATCAATGCTGTCAGTAGTATTGTTAATAGCCGTGCCTAATTCGATACCCTGCTTGCGGCTTCGTTCATTAAATACCTTCCAGGCCATTGCACTTGCACCAATTGCCGCTACCGCTGCACCAATTGCCACCCCCCACGGACCAAGGGCACTAACAACTGCTGGGATAGCACCAGACAAACGAGCAAATTGGTTAGGCATCATTTGCGCCGCCATGCCTACACCCATGAGACCTTGTGCAGCAAATTGTGCAGCGGCAGGAACTTGCTTCCCGGCCATTTCAAGTCCCATAAATGCAGTACTTGCTAGCATTCCGGCACCCATCATGCCCATACCAGGCATCTTGCCATACATTTGAGATTGTGGCTTAGGGGTCTTTGGCATAACTGGCGTAGGCGGCTTCATAGCCCCAGGGACTTTGCCAAACTGATACGTCTTACTTCTCGTTGCTTGATCCATACCGCTAACGCTTGAAGCGAGTCTTTTTCCGACTGCCTTTGCCTTTTCATTCGTTCCAGATGGAACAAGTAATCCTGATGGATGCTGTTCTAGTCCAGACATATTCAAGTTTGCCGAAGCGGCGATGGCGTCTTGTGTACGGACTCCCCTTCCACGATATGCGGCAAATGATCCTGGCGCAGCATCAATAACGCCCTTTTGCACACTCACTCTAGATTGCCCTTTAATCCCATACTGCTCTGGCTGAAGCATTTTGGCATAGCCGCGAGCATATTCGGGCGCAACGTCTTTGATGGTTCCAAGAATTGGTGACGCTACCTTTGCCACGTCTGGGTCTTTAAACTGCTGAACGGTAGATTGGGCGATGCCCTCATGCAGAGACCTTACAGTGGCATTTGCCCACGTTTGCACGCGGGGGTCGCGCATCACTTGTTCTACTGGAATTCCAGCATTTCTTGCTAGGTCATCTAGGAATGGCGCAATGACTTCTTGCGGACGCATTTGAAGTTGGCTCAACAGCCTAGACTTCTCTACCCCGCGAGACTTGGCAGAATCCGAAAGATCAAGGTTGGTAGTGGAGCCCCAACCCAAAGCAACAGAAGAGTACCCCTGCAAGCGCCCCTCTTGAGCGGCTTTCACGAATGCAATATTTGACGCCCCTGTCTTGCCCTGGTGGTATTGCATGGCGGCAGCAGTTTGTTCCTTTGTCAGCGAGAATGGCTGACCAACGTGTGAGCGGACGGTCTGCCCTTCTTGAGCAAGCATTTTAGCAACCTGCGCTTGAGTGAAGGTCTGCGATACTCGTGGTGTAGCCTGAGCAGCAGTTGACGCACTAGTAGTTGCCCTACCGGTGCTAGTAGCCAGCCCAGCAGCACTTGCAGCAGCACCTGTTTGAGCGCCTGTCAATGCTGCAAGTTGTTGTGTAAGTAGTTGGGCAGCACGAGCCTCTGCCATAAGTCCTGCGGCTGCCTTTTGAGATGCCCCAGCCAGTGAATTAGCGGCGGCACTTGCATTGAGTTCGTCAGTAGTCAAATACGCCAGACTCTTTTGCCCAGTAATAAATCTGAAGAATGTTCGTACTGCCATTCCAGCCTTGACCATCATACCGGCGAAGTTAGCAAACACACCAACAACCATTGTGACAACACCGGCTAGTGCCGCTAATCCTGCTCCACCAACTAGTGCCCATTTCGCCATATCGTTATTACTGAAGAAGTTGACTACCGGCGTAGCAAAACCCACTAGTTTAGCAGCAATGTCAGATAGCAAAGCACCTAGCGGAGCAGCGGCAGCCTTAAGCCTTTCCAGTGATGCTTGCAGTTTGATCATAGGCGAGTCTGAAATCTGTGCCAATTCCTGAGAACTCATCTTCGCAAGTTCTTCATTGGTAGCAGTGGCCAGCCTCATTACCTCTTTTACCGGTTTACTGTCAATGTTCTTGAACAGTGCTCCCATGCGAGCATACTGATACTTGCCAAACAAGGCCTCAAGTGCCTGTTGGCGCTTATAGTTAGTTAGTCCATCAAAAGCCTTGCCCAAATCCTGAACTGTACCAATAATGTCCCCGCGATTTCTCTTGGTGATCTTGTCAAGATTAATGCCCATCTCGCCTAGTTTTGCAGAGGCCGTATCGGTTGGGTTAATCATAGATGCAAGACCAGACTTCAACGCGTTAGCACCTTGCTCAGCAGTTACACCACCTTGACGCAAAGCAGTCATCATGATGGCAAGTTCTTCTACGTTACCTCCCAAGCCCTTAATAACCGGAGCAACGCGAGGTACAGCAGAGGCCATATCTTCCATGCTCAAGATCGTCTGGTTTTCCACAGCGTTTAGGAAGTCTGTTTTACGGCCCATCTCATCAGCGGAGATACCAAAGGCGGTCTGAGTAGCAATAGTGGACTCAAGGGCTTTGTTGTAATCCATTTCACCCAATGTAGCCAGTCGCATCGTTTCACGGGTAGCGGCAATCAGGTCTGCTCCCTGCGCACCAGTGGCAGCAGCGCGAGCGGCAACCGTCAGCGTGTCTGCAACCGACACACCATACTTTGTCATGTCTTGTGCTACACCAGACTGCACCTTAGAAAGCATCTGAGACTTCTCGGCAACGCTGGTAGCGGAGTCACCATACACACGCTTGAATGAAATGCTGGCCTTTTCAATGTCGTTGAATGACTTGATTGCCCCCGCCGATGCAATGGCAATGGGAATACCCATACCAACCATCATCTGGCGACCGGCCCACTGAGTATTCTTACCCCAGTTTACCAAAGCAGTAGAACCCATTTGTAGATTGCGTCTAAAAAGAACAGCCTTCTGATGAGCGTACATCGCGTCTGCCCCGAACTCACGCATCATCTTGTCTGGCTTGATCTGCATAGCCTTTTGAACGCCGCCCATCTCTTTACCTAGAGCAACATATTGGCTTTGCAGCATGCGAACGCGGTCAGCGGCCATGCGGTTGATGTTTGAATGGTCAGAACTCCATCGCTTAGAATTTTGACGATACTTCTGCATTGTGGTAGAGCCACGGTCAAACTCCTGGTGCATTCTACCTAGTTGGGTATGGACATTCCTAATTCCGGTCGTAAACATACCACTGCCAGAGAGCACATTGCTCATCCGACGAATTGCTTTTTCCTGGGCCATTACCCCGCCAGCAGTAGCGGCGAGCATGCCCTTGTTCATGTTCGCTACCTTGCCCTGCAAGGCGGCTAGTTGTGCGGCGGCATTAGCAGCATTAATCTGAACATTAATTGTTGCATTGACGCTAGCCATCGTACACCTCGTACTCTATGCCATTGTCAATGAACTCTTTGATGTTGGGATCGACTTCTTCTACCCCAGTCAGTTCCTCAACTTTTTTGCGTGCATTATCGAAGACTTTGCCAACAGCATCTTCAGTTGCTTCTTTATCAAGATCAATACCCTTGAGAGCAGCAAAGAATTTGCGGTCTTCGGAACGTTGGGTTCTAGCCTCAATCAGCAGCGAATTTAGTTCTGGCATCGACAAAGAATCCTCCAATTCCTGAAAATTCTTCCATATCCCTAATAGGAATACTTCGGTTTCCAGTGCGGCGAGGTCTAAGTCTACCCACTTAGCCCCGCCACCAGATTTGGGTCACTGTCGTCCATCTTAATTCCAGATGCGACCTCAATAATCTTATAGATGGTGGGCAAGTCTAGTTCGTCCTCGATTGCTTCCTTGTCTTTAGCAAGTTCGGGATCGTACTGCTGCATGGCAATGGCCACGCAATCAACCATCTTGGACAAAGACTGGTCATTATCGCTTGCCACGTCGCTGAGTCCTTCGAACTCACGCATGAACTTACGTAGCAGCGACAACTTTAGTGGGCGCAATACAAGCACCTTACCACTAAACAATTCAATTTCAACCGACTGATATACGGTTGTAGCCATTCAATAACTCCTTAAAGTGTAGTGATTATATTATAGCACACGAAAGCCCACCCGATTTGTAGTCAGGTGGGCTAACGTATTTGGCTTCTTAGACCCAAGTACGGTCAACGATCTTACCGTATGATCCAGAAACATCTTCGGGCAGAAGCCTGAAGTTTGTTTCGAACGCAGTCTGTTCATCTCTCTTTGCAGATAGTGTGACGGACTCAATCGAAAGAGCACGGTACGCAATGTACACCCGCTCAGTCTTGTTGGACACCGCACAGTCTCCTGTACCAGCACCCACAGCAACGAGACCTCGCTCAACGGGGCACTCACCAATGTCACCAGCAGACAAGTCCAGGGTCTTTGGAGGCCCAGCAGTCAACTTGCTTGGGTTGTATGCAAGTGCGACCAAGAGGTTTTCCAGAGTTGCCTCTGCCATAGAAGTTTTCATTGAAACCTTCATTCCCTGCTTGTACAACTTGGCAACGTCTAGAATCTGATCGACCATAACCTCTCCGAAGTCTGGTTCGAACGTGATTTCAAGACCGTTAGTTGTGTATCCTACATTGCGGAAGTCCTTGTCGTCGTTAAGGGTTTCCTTGTATGACTTGTTTCCTTCAAATGTCGGATATGCGTTGTCGTCACCAGTCAGCGATACCGCTGGGGTAGCAGACAATGGTGCGTCGGCAACAAACAGTGCTGCTGCGCCAACAATGATATTCTTCGAATCTCCACGTTTGTATGGCATTTATTTTTCACCTACCTTCACTGAAAGTTGTTTGGCGGCGTTCCTCACATGTATCATTATACACCCTATTTAATCAAACTTCCCGGTTTTTGTCAGGTGGTACTGATATTCAATAACCATTGTCGATAAGTACTTCTGATTAACTGCAAAGTCCATACGGTTTTCGGCTGCCTGATCAACTTGCATCACTCTGAACCAATGAAAATATACCCCGGCGCTTGGGTGGTTTTGAGACAGCCATGCATTGACGTCCTGACCAGCAGCATCATGCCTGTCAAGTATTACTCCGATTGCATTTGACCAGGCCAGAACCTCAGTCGGGGTGCCTTTTACAACATACAGCAATTGGCTTTTGCGTACCACATACAGCGGACCTGATCTAAACCTTAACAACTGGTCATAGATCACATACGGTTTGGTTTGCCACGGCCAATCATCAGCGCGAGCGTCTGAAATGGGGAAGAATGGAACTATGTTTCCGTAATTGGACAATCCTGGGTCGAGTGACTTTAGGGAGTCCCACACATACTTATTAATATAGGTAGGTGGTACTGGCAGTACGTCTTTTAGGCTCATACCACTACTCCAACATCAGGAGATGTGATCCACTTATACCCCGCTGAAAATCCGGTTCCGAATCCACCACCGCGAGCGCCAGCAGGGAATGATGCAGCAAACTCATCTGCTGTGGCCAAGTCTGCCAACATTGCTATCAACAATGATTGTGATAGGTATTCAGTAAAGAACTTATTGGAGTACCGTGCCCAACTACCCACCGTTGCCGGTCCACCGGGGTGGGCAACGAACACATCGTTAGGTGTGAACACATCATCCCAATGTAGGTAATTAACGTTCACCGGACTAATAGTAACACTCTGCCCAGACTCCATCACGTCTGCCTTGTTGTAGAAGGGAACCCGTGATCCATTGGGAATAGATGAAGACGATTGTGTTTCACCAGTAATGATGATGGTGTTGCCACCTACTGTAAAGTCATATTCGAATAGACGTGCCCCCGCGCTGCCTGTCTGATACCACTCATAAACGTGGTGGAGTGCCGCGTGGTTACCACCAGCCATAGCATCCATCCACAGACCCATTGCTTCAGTGATTACCTGACCCATTTTAGTCAACAGCACCGGAAGTCCATCTTCTCCACCGGCAATGAAGCCAGCACAGTATTCTGCGGTACTCTTGAGCACCATCTCTAGGTCAGATGTATCAATTAAAAGAGTCATGTTGCCACCTGCTCGTCCGCTCTGTTGAGAACAATCTTAATGTAGTCCACCTTACCGAATGGGTCAATGTGTGGTGAATACCCCATCACTTCATACATTGTGCTGTCCCCTGCGCGGTCACCAGCAGTTTCCGTGAATGCTGACTCTCCACATGAAGACCTGATATTGGTAATCAACACGTCCGTTAGCGCATGCATTTCACCGAATGAATCAATACGCACGTCTTCGGTAACTTGGGCATTGATTTGATCGAGAATCCTCATGCGTTGTTCGGGAAAGACGTTTTGATCTTTATAGTTTGTATTGGAGGCCACTCTGCATGGGATGGTTCGGTCGTATGTCCACACAACCTCCAACTCTCCGTAATCATTTTGCAACGCTGTCGAGTATCCAATATCCATCAGTGTTGGATAGAACATTTTACAACACTCCTATGTTATTGAAAATAGTGCGTCCCCAATAACGCTTGAGTGTTTGGTCAACAAGTAAATCTCCGGTACCGGCAAATGCACGCCGATCAAAGTCAGTGCGATACTCGTCGGTTTCATACTTCACAATGTACCTCTGCAAGTAGTTAGGAGTGCCACATGCCAACTCATTGATCATACGCTTAACGCATGTTTTTATGTCAGTAGGGACTACCGGATACCCAACCTCAGCGACAACTGTGTATACGTAATCCCCTCCGAATTGTGAGCCGTAATACACGTTGTAGTGGGTGTCAGATGATCCAGTAGGTATTCTGAGCGGGGAACCTTCAAGTATGTCCTCGGTAGATGCTACCTTTACGTACAGTCCGTTATCAGATAGTACATAGTCATAGATGTTATCATTACCATCAAATACTACCTGGCCATTTTCGGCAATCGAGATGAGTTTACGTACATTGTATCCAAGTGGAAGCACGTCCGATCCCGTTCCCATGCGTTCAAACGTTTGCTTGTAGTAGTAGAACCCGCCGACAATATTGTCAATAGCCAGCCGTGCAATCTTTTCATACTCGCTATACGTAGCAAAGTCTTTGTCTGGGTATTCTTTGGCAACGTCGATGTATGGCCTTGCTACCCGTAGCGTGTCTTCAACGACTACCCCGGTGTCTTTGACCACTAAGGAATATTCGCCGTCGTACTTTTCGTGCGTTTCTGGAATCTCAACAGATACTGCGGAATTCCCATCAGATAGGTGAGTCTCTGTAGCATCACAAAACTCTACGGTATACGTAGTGTTTGGCAATGGGACTTCGATGTCAAATGATAGCGGGTATGGGGGGAGTCGTCTAATATCCATTATAGATTAAAGTGCAGTCGTACTTCGTCGGCAGTTGCCTCTCGCACCCCACGAATTGTCAACCACTTCTCTGCTTCCTCCTTTGATACAAAGTTGTATCCTCGTTTCAATTGGCCTACTCCATCCCATGAAACGTTCCTCTTACAGTATACCGCAATTTTCTCTGGTGTTCCCTCGGCTTTGCGCTGTGCCCTGCGTCGTCTGCGACTATGACTAGGCATCTTTTCAAATTCATCTGGTGGCAATACCTTCCTCCATTGCTCATCTATCATTTCGCCTTTAGCCGCACGGTAGTCGTGACTCTCTTTTGCGCTAGGGGTTCCTGTCTTTGGCCCACCGACCACCTGCACCAACGGCAGTATATCGGGGATTTCATAACCCTCTCCAACCTCAGAGACGATTGCTCTGCATATCTCAAGTTTACGCATCGTATTCTTAAATGGAACATTGTTGTGTTTAGCAATGCTCTGCAACTGCGGCTTACTATATAAATCGTACAGTTTATGTACGGGGTCGTCGTATTTCATATTTCTATTATATCAAACGAAAGAAGGGAGGCCCGAAGACCTCCCTCCAATCATGCCTGTTAAGGCGTACCCGTTAGTACGGGTTTGCTGCTGCGTCTGCGAACGCCACGGCGTCCAATTCCTCCCAAGCAACTCCGAAACGAACGAATACTGTGTACTCAATCGTATCTTTCTTAGGCTTGAACTCCCGGTGGACGGTTACGTCGCGCTGGAATCCCCAAATACGGTTCTGTGGGAACGTCAACTCAACGTAGTCGTCTGGGAAGTATGGAACCTCCATAACGTCAACACCAAGGGCACGGGTCTGTCGCGCTCCACCTACAGTCTGATCGTTTCCGTTCAACCAAGTGTTACGGAACTGCTCTGTGTAGATCGAGTCGGCAATCGTACCATTGTGCTTGACGATACCGGCAAACGTGTCTGTGCTAGCATAGAACTTCAGCCCAGTCTTGAGAGCGCGGTACTTACGCGGCAAAGCATGAATTACCTTCTCAAGAACCTCTGGCTTCCATTCGTTGTTAGTAACAGTCACCACGGCTTCGTGTGCATCGCTACCAGCGACAACCTGATTTACAAATCCATTCATGATTGACAAGAATGGAGCGGTAGAGCCGTCACCGTTGATTGCCAAATCCTCAAGGTCATTAGCAAAAGCGTTGGTCATTAGACGGACCAAGTGGTCTTCTAATGCTGCGCCCTCGATGTTGTCCTCAAGAGACTCGGTGGAAACTTCCCAATCAAGACGAATCTTATTTGTGGTAAGTTCAATCTTAGTGAAAACTGCGTTAGCGTTCTGGTATTCTCCGTCAGCCTGTTTCGCTGCGCGGATTACCCTTTCACCAACGTTAACCTTATCTAGTTCCATTGTGTTTGCACGCATGGTCACCTTGCGACCGTCGTTGGCAAGCACAGTTGCGTCCCAGATGTAGTCAATAAAGCGACGAGACTGCTCAGGCTGGAGAATACCACCAGGGTCACCAGTGGGATTTACGGCATTTGGGCCAGTGGTTACACCGCTAAGACCTCCTGGTACGTTACCAAGGACGCCAGCAGCGGGATTACTTACACCACCGATACCACCCGATGCAAACGAACCTGCCTCGGCTGACTTTTCAATGATTTCTTCCGACATTTTTTATTTTCACCTCCTAGTGAATATTCTCTATTGTGTTTCTATAGTTCGGATACTGTGAGGAACGATCCTCCCCATAGAGATTTGGTCTTTTGGACCTTTTCCTGAGCGACCTCGCCAAGATCGCCAGACTTGCGGAAAGCGGTTGTGTCTTCAACTTTATCAACTCGCTCACCAAACTCTTCTACAGTTTCGGAAGTTTTCGTTACCTGAGTTTCAATGGAATCCATGCGCTCAGCAACTGACTTCTCGATACCCTGAACCTTCTCGGTCAACGCATTTAGCGTATCTACCATTGACTCAAGTGCCTTAATGACAAGATCGCTGACTTTATCGTCAACTTCTGCTGCCTCTTCGACTTCATCAGCCTTGACAACTTCCTCTACCGGCTCTGTAACCGCTGGCTCTTCAACCGCCTCAGACTTCTCAACCTCTGGTTGCTCAACTGTTTCTTCAACCAATTCGGTCTTTTCAACTTCCGTTGTAGTGTCGTCTTGTTCTGCCATACTATTCGCCTCCTTTACTGTTTCTGGCTTCATATATGTGGAAACCATATCATTAATAATACCAGCCTTTTCAGAGTCTTTTGACTCGACATAGCCGACATCATGCATTTGCTTGTGACACACCGGACAATTAATCAACTCTTCTTTGGAGACCTTCACTACGTGGTCTGCTCTACATACAAAGACGGTTTCTAAATCACCTTTAATCTCCATACCCTCCATTACCTCGCCCACCTTCTGCACCAACGTAACGTTGGCCAATGGGTTAGCAGGTGTGTCTACTAGGGAAAGTTCTACCATTTCGTATTCATCTACGATTCTTACCAGTGCATCAAGGTCTTCATCAAAGACAGAGTGGGTTTCATTGAGTTTACCACCGATTGAAAAGCCGGATAGGGTTCCGTCAAGTACTTTCTCCCATGTGTCCTGTGCCCCACGAGATACGTAGGCACTCACAAACACTCCACTGTACACTTTATTAGTTGCTTCATCATAGACCGATTCTGGTTTGAAAGAAATCATGCGACCAACAGCCTTTTTAGGGTCGTGTTGCTCACGAATATTGCCACGGAAATTCTGAAAAGCCTTGATACTGGCTTCTAGGGGAACGATATCGCTTTGCTTGTCTAGATTGTCAAGCGTGGCAAAACCATGCACTGTACGTCGTTCGATATCAACTTTGCTGACCGGCAGAGACAGACGTAGTTCGTCGTCTTCTACGGAATAATTAGTCTCGTACAAGCGTTCCTCCCAGGAACATTATACCATAGTATTTTGTCATTTTGGGCCGCTGCCCTGTGGGTTCCTTCCGGCTACTGTAGTGGGGGAGTCAGACGAGTTATTTTCCCTATCAATTGCACGAGAATCATCCCCCCGCGCTTGATTTGCAGCATCAGCATTTTGCCTGGCAGTCAATTCAATGACCTCATCCCCACCTGGAATTGGTGGTTTACCAACTTTCTCACGCACCTCATTGGGAGTGAATACCTTGTTGCGCAGATACTTCTCATCAATTTGCGCCTGAGCAAGTTCGTCCGTCAACGTTAGTTCATTGAGTTTGAGTACCAATACGTCGGTGAATTCTTTGACCACCTTGTTGAGCATCTTCTCTATTTGGCGCTGCCGTGGTCTGGCTACCTGCTCTTTGAACGTTCTATCGCTAGCCAGCGCCTCTGCCGCGCCACCTTCAGACATACCAATCTTAGACAATGGAACTTGGTGTGCTGTCAGAATGTCGTTTCTGTTTTGCCTGTGATACTTTTCAAACGACCCTTCTTGCACACCGTTCTCAACGGCCTCCATCTTGAATTCCACTTTAGTTTGTTCATTATCTGGCGGAAGCGGAATATACAGTGTTCGGTGATTAGTACCACGCAAATCAGTTTGAAGGAACCTAAACAACTTCTCTTCAGACTGCGGATCGAGTTGAGCACCCTTAACAGTAATGATATATCGCGGCACCGCTTTGTTTTGAAAGAAGTCGATATTATACTGATTAGCGTACTGATCGCCAACTATTGCTTGCCCAGCGGCAATGGTGTCAGGTACTCCGTAGTACGTATTCAGTGGAGAATACAGTTTGAAATGGATGATTTCATTGGGATTCTGGTCATTTGTTACCGGATTCGGAGCATCGTCTTGAAAGTTACGGAAGAATACTACTTGCCTTCCTATGATTTGGCAATATCCATCGCGTAATCTACGCACTCTCATAGTCAGTGATGGAATGTGCCCAACATAACCAATGGTTCCATTTGACTTCCGGCCAATTTCAAGGTATCCATTACCTGTGGCTTCTGTGTCTGTAATGACCTTTTCAAGAATAGTCATTAGCGTTTCAGAGTCATTGAAGTCATCGAATAGCGAGTCCATGCCCACCTTAAGGCGTTCGATCTTCTTGCGTGCGGCCTGACGCTGCTTATCAGTTTCTTTAGCATCTACTTTTGATACTGCATCAGCAGACAACTCCCAATGGTACCCTAGACCAACCATATTTGCTACTTTAGTGTCTACAGCCGCATGGTTAGCAAACGACGTTTCATAATATCGTGCAAGTTCATCAAGGCTATATGGTGGGGTGATAACGTCCAACATGCCGTATGCCGTAATATATGATTGCTCAGTAGTAATGGCAGTGGAGCCGTCTCGCTTTTCAAGTCTAGTAGCACGACGCTTAAAGTTTGGTGACAGACCAGTTAGATCGTCTTTGATATCAGACCATTTAGTCATGAATACATCATGAGTTTTAGCGGCTTCTTTTACTTCATTACCCGCCTTGACTCCTGAAACGACATAACTGCCGTCTTCATCTACCCACCAATTACTCACTCGGCGTCACCATACTGGGCTGCCCCGCGCTTTGCGTCCATGACAGCCCCAACATCATTGAGAGAAGGAATGTAGCCTTGCTTTAGTCGATCAACTTGCTCGGAGTACTCTTCATCGGTGGCACGCGCTCCACCGGCCAGGAAGTATGGGTTGCCCTCAGGCTGTCCGTAGTACGCAGCGGCTTGACTAATCAAAGTCATCTTTGAAATGTCGCCACGCAATGACTGCACATTCAAATAGTTACCATCGTCATCTTTGAAAAACTTGCCGTCTGGCTTTTTCCATAGATACAATCCATAATCTGCATCGTTTTCAACTCTTTGTACACGCACTTTACCCATGAGCCAATTGTACCATACTATTTGGTAATAACGCCCATTGGAGCCCACTCGATATCTCTCACAACGAATACGTCGTGCATTTTGGTACCAACGGAGGCCGCAAACTCTGCCTGTGGCGCAATTCCAGTCAACAGGTCGGCCATTTCTGCCCGTTCAATATCCACTTCAACAACGCTACCAAGATCGTACAACTGCCGCCATGTGGCGTCATAATCTCCACCTGGCGTTCTCCAATAGTCCCAATCGTCAATGCCAAGTTCCTCCCAGCGGCGATAAACAGCAGTACCACGAACGCTTGCATTGAGTCGTCCATGAATAGTGATATTGTCATAAGACAATCTCCCACCTAATCTCAAATATGCCACTTCGTTCTGAGTGTCGTATGGTGTGGTAAGTGAAATCTGTACCAGTGACCATTCTCCAACATGGATCATGGGATTGACCGCCAACTTGCCTGACATATACCATTGGATATTTGTGTGCGGCTGGCCAGATGCATCCCTTGCCTCTAACGTGTATCGTGAACCTAGCGGCTTAGCATAGATGTGAAACACCACGTTAGCACCAACCTCTAATGTTGCCACCTTAAACTCGCTAAGTACTGGGTATTCAGAATACAACATCATGCTTACCCCTGCAATTTGACGAGTTGCAATGGCATTCGATTTACGGTGCCAGCGCATAGCGAAGCCTGAATCGTACCCCGGCAGAATCTGAGCCTTTGGCTTGTATCCACTTCTATTTGATTTATACAGGTAATTGAATCCTCGTTTAGTAGTTTCAAACACGTTGGGGTAATCCATCAAGTAATACGAACCATTGTGATGATATGGGTACACCTCATTCCCCTCTTGGGTTCCGATAGCAGTCCACTTCGTAGCATCTGAGGCCCATGACGTTAACTCAAAACTCTTCAACTTGACGGGGGTAGACCTGACGCCTTGAGAGGTCAATACATGATAGAACGTTAGTGCATATTGAGATTGATCCTGGTATGGAACTACAATCGCATACCCGTCTTGAATCAACTGTCGCTTATTGTCGTTGTCCAGGTACACCGTTGTCATTCCATCAACCGGCAGCGGCTCCCTGAGTGTATAGTCTGTAGGAGAGTCGGTAAGTAGATGCAGTGCCGCCCACGTTTGCACATCTGTGTGCGACGGATCATATACCGGGATTCTAATATCTGATAGCGCTTGATAGTCTACATGATCATTGAGAAGGTTGGTATAGTCTTGCCCATGATACAAAAGGCTGAGTTGACGGTAATCAATCTGCATATCGTGCTCGTTCAACTCTTTGTCCTCTGACAGCGCAGCGTATGACGCATAATCTGCCAGTAGATCAGCGTATGTCTTGGCCCAATACCTTTGCTGAAGTTGAAGGTAGGTAATCTGTTCATAACTTGACGTTGGCAGTGTAGGTCGAGTCTTGCCTATTGTTGCCTGAATGAAATCAAACATATCCACGTTCTCGCCCACTACGTTGCTCACTCGCTTAGTGAATAGTGAAGCGGGTATGGTTTCTTGCCAATGCCCACTGGATGCAACGTCAAGTGTAAAGTTGCCAAATTCTGTAACTGACTTCAATGTGTAGGTTCCCACCGGCATCGGCTTGGTGTACGAGTCCATCATGAGGTCTGCTATGCCATCGACAAATGTGGTGGGTGAGTGTTGGGTCTGCCACCCATCATTGAATGTGACCCCATACACCTTACCTGAAAACGATACCCCCTCACCGCCGCCGAACAGGATTTCAGTAGATGCAGGTTGAGAGAACAATTGGCTCATCTGCGGATACTTCGTTAGCAACTGAGCAATGTGAATTCCTATGGTAAATTGACGATTCAACTCAATGGTCTTTGTGGTTAGGATGGTTGATCCTGTATAATCGCTATAGTCGTAGACTAGGGTGGTTCCACTAATTGATACGGTAAGTGCTGTCTGAGTGTCCATTTTGCGAACGGTAAGGATGGTTGCATTACCCCCGCTTGATTCAATAACCGATTCAATAGATTGAATAGCGGCCCCTCTGAGGAAGTTCAGCGAGTCCCAATACAAATAAGGCTCTGACGTAAAACCCGTTGGCTTTACTCTAAACGGTTGTTCTGGATATACGAACTGGCAATAGACGTTTGAGAATTGAGCAAAGTTGGTACCGGCTGGTGCCTTGACACCCCAAGTAATAGAAGTTGTGCCCTCAGGAACAACGCTACCAATCTTGCACACCGATGGGTTGCTGCCAGAGAAGTCTGTCACGCGGGTAACGCCATTTATTGTCGTTGTGATTTGTGGAGTAGTACCTGAGTATTTAGACTCAGCACTGACGATGAAGATGGTGCCCCTGGGCAAATTAGCAGGAATAGATATTGTATTCGTACAACTACTGTTAGCAACCGATGTGTACACGCTACCCATTGATGCATTAGTAGAAAACCCAGTACCACTAGTGTTATTGGCAGAGTGATCTAGCGGGGTAGTGTTTCCAGATGTTTTAGAAGCAGATGGTCTACTGAATGCATTGGACTGACTCCATGACTGACTTCCCGGCCTAACGATGTCTGGCAATTCGTACATAGAAAGAGATAGTTCGTCAGAGGTCTCTAGGTTAACTGATGCTCCGCTAGAGTAACTCATGTTGTCTGGATATGTAAGGTTAGTAGCAAATTTAGACGTTGAGAAGTCAGCACTAAATGTTTTACCGTCAAAGCGGTCAGCGATCAATGCGTATGGATCAGTACCCTGCCCAGCGACGAATCTTGCTTTAGCAATCATTGATGGTACGCCATACGGATACGTGGCAACAGAAGATATGTGAACCGGATGAATGGAAGTATCTGTATAAAAACCAATTGACAAATCATCTGAGAAGTACGATGTGTCCGGTGAGCGGTCCACCTCAATCACTACCTCGCCATTCACCATAACGTATGACTTGGAAGTCTCTACTACCCAATGCACTAGCATTGGATAATCAATAGTACCTATATCATGACCAAACTCTACCCCCGCGATTGATAGAACCAACGTCGTGTTCTTAACATATAGTCCATCCATACTTCCCATCGGGCCAACCAATCTAATCGGTTTGGTACCCGCCTTGCCAATCTTTGTCCAGAATTCTAAGGTGACCGCTCCATTGGCATTATTGACACCCATAAAGTTAGACCTCTTCAACTCAAGACATGGCTGCTCTGGAATCCAAGGGCATAGCATGGTAGCATAGTCTGTACCGAAATGAATAGGCAGCCCAGACTTAATAGCAGTGAGGTGCCCACCACCATTCTTTACCTCTAGTGTGCTGGGACCGCCATTGAGCGACGTTATCTCGTATCCACTTGGCAGCCCTAGACACACAGACGCCATTGATTCAGCATCCTGGCCAACGGTGAGCGCATTGATGTAGTACTCGTAGTGCTCAGCGCCTCCACCAGTTGTGTAGTTCAATTCGAATACCGCCCTTTGCTGATAGGGGCCGGGTACTACATCTGAAATATCAAATGAATTGGCAAAGTACAACCATCGTGGGGCAGGTATCGGTGGCACTGGAATGGTAACAGACTTCGTTTGCCACGTTCCCGTATTCCACTGATACTTGACGGTAACAGTAGAGACCTTGTTGGAGTGAATCCTAATGTGCGCCCCTACATGCATGTTAAGGCCAGCGCGATTTTCTTTAACCAAGCCTAAATCTGGGGTAGTTACTGACAATACCCCGTTTGATGCAGGAATAGAACGATAGAACTTGCTGACTATTGAACGTTGTACCGGCGCGTCTTCATCTAATGAGAACGAGTTAGTAACGGTACAGTTGGAGCCAACAAGCGATCCTCGCTGTTCTTCTGTAATTAGTGATCGGTACCCACACAATGCCCCCTCAAAATATGCCGAGGGCAAGTCTTGAAGGATTTTGTTCTTGTAGTACACTAATTCATTATATCAGATAGCGCAGGTGTCATTTGAGCAGTACTTTTCTCCAATTGCCTCAAGGTTGTCTACTCCGGTGTAGATTGCGTCGAAGTCGATCTTTTTGAGTTGGCCAAGGTATGCATTGTATTCGTCTTCGGTGATTTGTGTATAGGGCATTTGAGCATACGTTGTATTGCTCATCGGCAGCATTGATACTGTTTTAAGGTCACCCTCATACATCTTCAACACCTTGTCGATGTCTTTTCGTTCCGACTCTGGATCAAATGTCACCGTCACCGACACTGAGTTATCAGCCCAGTATCTTTGCACTTCAGACGCCAAATGAATCTTCTCATAAATAGATACATCTTTTTCACTGCGCACCATATCAGTTTTAATCGGGAAGTATACAACATACGTGTCGTCGGAATATTGATCCTCTTCAATTTGGTATCCAGCAATCCTAAACAAATGTAACATTTTGTCATTTGATGCGAAGCGGACTGCCCTCTTGTAGAACTGCCCCCCTGGAGGCCAATGGACACCTGGAGTCGATCCTGATAGAAGAGACACGCTACCACTTGGCTTTGCGCATGTCGTTCTAATTGACTCCCTCACACCAAGCCATTCAGAATATACTTTATCTAGCCTTTGAATTTCATCATAACCAGCATCTGCCCATTTCCTAAACAAAGGCAACCCTTGATTATCAACAAATTCGGCTATGCCAGTAATAGACGTTCCAATACGCCTGTTGCGCTGAATGACAGCGTTAGTCTCTGGCCAGTGAGTCGGCATTAGCGTGATTGTCTTGCTAAACAGATAGGCAAACTTAAGTGTGCGTAAAAAGTCTTCTAGCGAGTCGTGATTCCTGATATGAATTTCATTGAGATTACAAAGTTCTTTAGACTCTAGCGAAATTTCAGCACAGGGGTTGGTCCCGATGGAGCGATGATCTTTGTAATCCGGCTCGTCTTTGGTGCGACCGTACTTCTGCATATTGTCAAGAAACAAGAACCCTGGCTCACCGTTATCTGCAATGCGGTCTGCTACTTTTGAATAGTCATATCCATCTTCATCAACAACGATTGTATTATTAGACGCCCACCCGTATTCTGCTCGCTCTGGATTCTTGTCATAGTTCTTAAGGTCTAAGAATTCTTCATCATTTTTGTTGCCAAGCGCAATGAGTGCGCTTCGCCTAATATTTCCAGCCACGACCATTCCGGCAATCATATTGACAATATCAACAATAACTCTGCTGTCTAATACGCACCCAGTTTTCTCATCTAGCAGTTTTACAATTCGTTCGTGAAATTTGGTCAATGGCGCTGGGCCGGAACTGGTGCCCCCGAAACCCTTAATGGGCTGGCCTGGGCCGCGAATCTCTGAATAATCAAAACTTATTTGCTTGTTGGTGCGCAAATATGAATTGAGCAGCAGTCTAACGCTTTCTACCCACCCCTCTCTACTATCTGGAATGACAAAAATGTCGTCGCTTGGCTCTGGCTTAGAAATATAAATATTTTTTTCGCCCCCCCTAGTATCAAACCCAGCGCCAATTCCTAGCATAAGTGCATCAGTAATCCATGCAAACACGGCACCTGGATTGTGACGCTCAATGTCGCCAGTAGAAATGAACGAGCAGTTGTACTGACCAGCAATTAAACCGCGTTCGTGAACCATTGAAGTACCAGACACCCACAACCCACGCCCTGGCGGCGTCCACTTAAGATTAAACATTCTATCAAACGCTTCCTTGGCAGAAGCCTGTGCCTTATTGTCATTCCAAGGGAGTTTGTTATTTTTAGCCCAGTCCTTTTGAATGGAGTACATACCATTGATAACGCGCTCGCATACCTCCCACCACTTTTCTTTGGTGCCATCGTCTTTGATGCGCGAATACGTCCTGATGAAGGTAATCTCCCCCAGACTATTACCACCGGCATCTCTGAATCCAAATGGTGGCTCTACTGCTTTGTACTTCTCAATGAAGTCTGGTAGTAGTTTAAAACTAAAGTCCGACACTGCTCTCCTAAGTACTTGTTAGATTTGAAAGTTCTCTGTAAGCGTCATGTGGACAACTTTGACTTTCGGCAAGTACTCTCATTGTACCATACCTTTTAGGAGACTGTGATGGTCCGGTGTTACCTTTCTTCGGCACCACTGCATTTGGCACTTCAACTGTTACATTAGTCTTTTTAGGTGATACCGCAACACTTGGCTTAGATGAGTTTACTGAGACGTTCATGATACGTCAGATGTGACAACAATTCTACCAATTACAGGAGTCCACTTTGTTCCATTACCTTTGGTGATTTGTAGATCAAAGAGCAGTTGGGTTTGATTGACACCTACCCCACCCCATTCAGCAGTAATAGAAGAAGGCGCAGTGATAGTGACAACGTTATTAACGGCAGTTGGTGTCAACGTATATACAGATACACCCCGCTTTGCCTTGGAGGTGTACGTCCAGTCCTGAGTATTGACTGGTAGGCCGTCGTCATCAAATAGTGTAATCTCAATTGACGAGTCGTCACCACGCACAACATTCCAGACTATTTTAGCCGGGGTTGCTCCAGCATGCGCATCAATTGCAGACATGCTCCAATTGTAGCATTATTTACGCCATCATGTATCGAATGCATGCTGAAATCTTAACTGCTGGACGTGGAGATGGCAAAGTGTACCTAATGTCGTTGGCGCTAACGACTGGTACTGAGTAGTTTGGCAACCCCAGCCTCCACCACGACCACGAACTATTGTTGTACCCGGTATCTCTAGCAGACCCGCTATTACCATTCAACTGCCTGTTCCATGCCCAATCGTATGAAAGGTTGTCAATTGCCCACTGGTCCACTCCAACAGACGTTTTGATGGCTTGAATTGCCATGTTACCCGGCAAGTTTGGAAATGTGGACATGACGATCTTGCCCTGCTCGGAAGGAATACTCCACGGAGCACTTTGCACCTGCCAAAATCCCTGACCTATTGGCTTTCCAGCACCGCCAGCATTCCACGTTTTACCAGCAATAATGTAAGGTAGTTCGATATCCCAATGGCTCCTAGTTCCGCCATAATTGCTGTTTGCTGACATGAGCATGTTGAACATTCCAAAAAACTCACCGTTGTGAGTTGTATACTTTGAACCGGCATAACTAACGTTAGTGATTCCGTTGTACCCTGGAAACTCAATTGCTGTAGGGCTTGGCACGTCAGATACCAGTCGCACATTTGGCGTCCAACTCACCCACTGAGAGCCTAGTGCCGTTCGTTTAGTCCACGTCATGCTGCCTCATAAAACATCTGTAGACTTAAACCTTGTGGCACATTACTCTCGGCTATGCCATATGGAAATTCGCTAATGTAGTCGTATGCGGTATACTGCCTTGAGTTGACAAGCGCCGCCTTGTTTGGATCAATCGTCAACGCCACATAGCCATGTGCCATGTACCATGATGATGCGCCAGCAGTCAGCAGCGTCCAGGTGCCTATGGTATGAAAGTCTCCTGTAACGGCTGGGACGGGAAGTGAAATCCTCCACCGACCAGAACCACTGGAGTTAGAAGTGCCTGTTGTGTACATGCGAGCATGAGCCAATACCAGATCACCATTTTTTTGATAAACGTTAGCGCCATTGCTTAAATACCACGTATAAGGGTTGGTATCTGCGGTAAGTTGTGGTGACCAGTTTGCCCAGTCTGTAGACGATCTTTTTGTCCAACTCATATAAAGTACTCCAAACTAAAAGTGATTGGTCCGTACTCGAAATAGAATGATCCGATCAACTCATTCTTGTTTGCTTCTGTCAGCCACGTCCAATTACCGTCTTTTATTGGCCACAAGTCCATTGTGAAGCCGTTTCTATATTGATGTTGCGGCACTCGCATGTACTGAAGTAGTGTACCACTAGAGCCACTATAATATACCCCGAACTGAGCGCTATACCCTCCGAAGACCACATGGCTGGCGTGCCCTACTTGCAACCAACCTCCACCATATTTTGGCTTTGGAAGAGTATTGTCAGCGAACCATATCTTCCAATTATAATTGGCAGGGGCATTCTGCCACCTAGCAGTAGGGTTAAATACAACTTGAGCGTTTACGAGATTTCCACGAACAGTGTAATATGACTCATCAGTGCAGTAGTCGTATGAAGTATCCATCATGTAATTGCCTGACTCTGCTCCAATAATAGAGTGTCCAGCAATAGAGACCTTATTGCTGCGTGCGTACCCGCGAGATACCCAGGTCATGCATCCTCCCAAATTTCTCCGGTAAGCCTATTGTAATACCAGTCTCCTATCTGCTGACCAAGTGCGCCTGGATTTGCCGTTCCTGTAAACCACATATTGCCACGAATTTTCTTCCACGTTCCTTCATAGACCCACAATGAATCTGAGTCTCCACCAGACTTAATGTGCAGGCTACCACCGACAGTTACACCTGACGGATTAGAGGTAGATGCGGTTATCTTTGCCAACTGAGTTTGTGTTGAAAAGTCTATTCCCGCCCTTGCTCTAATTACATCTGTTGAATCAACTCCTGCCGTTGTTGTCAATCCAGTTGCAGTTAGCGACCCATTGACTGTGACAGCACCTAGCAATGCGACGGTAGCCCCCACTGAGTTACCAATATTAACAACAGTTGACCCGCCTGTGGAGCCAGTACCAATGTTGATATATTTGGTACCACTCGACTTTGCGCCGGTACCAATATTAACGGATACTGTTGGTGGAGTGGTTGCATTACCAATAGTTAAAGAACTTAGTCCACTACCACCAAGAACAATAGATGATACGCTTCCGCCTGTTCCGATATTAGACAACTTTTCAAACGCCGTTGAGTCGGTGGTGGCTACCGTTCCATTTACCGCTGGTAAATTAAGAGTTGCAGTTGTACCCAGCCCTGTTGCCTGAATATTCAGGGTTCCATTATCACTAACGAACTTAAGTGTTGGAGAAGACGTACTATCATTATCAATGGTTAGCGATGTTTTGGCAATGCCATTCAGTATATTGAGTTTATCGGTGTTAAGTCTGTAAATGTGGTATGCGATTGATTCGGCAGGTAGTTCTGCTGGATCAGTTTGAACATCTCCATCTTCATGACCATAATAAAATACCCTCAGTCCCTCTTGAATGTGAGCGATGTCAGTAAGGTTGGGAAGTCTTGTTGGGTACACGATACCGCTTTTTACTCCCTGGGCGGTTAATGGCATAGTACTATTATAGCATTATTTAGCAGTCCAGCCAGTATTGCTACTACCCCCCGCAGTTTTGAGGTACAGTGTGGTGTTTACTGAACCATTAGTTCTTGTGTACATTGATCCCTGTGGAGCGGCAACCACTCCTTCTGGTGAGTTTGCCCCGGTAATGACTTCAGGCTGAGTGATCCTTTGAATGATACGTACCCAATCATCACCGCCAGGTAGTGATCTATACTCCCATACGTCACCGATGTTTTCTCCTGATCTTACCAGGAACATGTCACCAACAACGAACTCAGCAATCCCCCCAAAATAAACATGGTCTGGTTGAAGTCCTACCGGAGACGTGTCACCACTGAATATGCGCGATCCACGCTTGCCTGGGGTACCTACTTCAGTCTCAATAACAATCTTCGACACCATTCCTGCAACGGTTACTTCGTTAGTAGAAACGATAATCGGTATTTCTGTCATGATACTAGTATACACTATGTGCTAATGATGCAGTTGAGCAAGATCGTAGGTTGCATATTATTGTGCGCTGATGCGGCGTTCGCAGCCACGTTGACCCGCAGTTGCAGGCCGGGGTCTTGCGCGGCGTTGGCGGTGATACTGAACGGGTGAGCCAGGGTGACGCTCACAGCGCGGCCACCAGCAGCGATCCGATCTGCGTGTTCATGTGCTGCTCCTTCTTAGGCAATCTCGTAGGTGCCGTAAAGACGGATGGAGTCGCCACTGGCCCACGTTTCTGGTGCGCTTGCACTCAGGTCCGCGTAGTGGCTTGAGCCGTCAATGTAGTAGATGTTCACTGACGTACTCGTGGCGTACGACCACACCCCCGGCCAGGCGTAGTTGGGTTGCAACCGAGCGTTCCCCATCGCGCCTGCATAAGAGATCGACAATGGCAATGTGACAGTCACGGCCCCCGTCGGCGCTGCTGACAGAGTGCCGGAGATGGTGAAATCGCAATGCTTACCCGTGCGGGTGTGCCTGGCGGTGGTTGACGACATCGACACGTTCGTCCATGTCGGCGCAGGTGATGCGATCCACCGACCTTCGTAGTCCACCAGCCAGTCCGTGCCCTCAGCGTTCGTACCGGGGTCTGTAACCCGCCTCCACAACAACCCTTTCAGTGAGCCGTGGGACGCGTTGGCGTCGGTCTGCCGCCACGTTGAGCCGACGGGGGCGCTGATACCGGACGGCCCGCCCGTGCCGACCATGATGCGGGGGCCGCTGGAGCCGAACTCCAAACCGGCAGTCGAGCCGACGTCGCCGAAGGTGATCTTGCCGGTAGCCCGGTTGATCGTGATGGGGTACGACAGCCCAGAGCCATCATCGGCGCGGCGGTACAGCCGGAAGTTGGAACCGGCGTTACTGCCGGACTCTGCCTCGTTCGTCTTTTGGATGATCCATCGCTCATTGCCGCCGGAACGTAGGCGCACATCCGTGGACACGCCTGCATTGGCGTTGG